CAACGACATGGCGGCAGATGTTACCATGTTACGTATAATTCAAACGGAGGAATAGGGATGCCAACAACGGAGCAACAGAAAATCTTGGATATTAAAGTACGTTACGAGGATGCCATCAACGGCATCGTGAAGTACAAGGAGAAAATCGACGAGTTAAGGGAAGCCGAGGCGGAACTTGGGCAACAGTTAGAGGAACAGACAATTACCGAACAGCAGTATCGTACCGAGATGACCGCCATCAGCCAGTCGATAACGTCTTACAAAGAGAACGTGCGAGTACTGAACAAAGAGATTCAGAACAATATCAAAGTACAACGTGAGAATGAGGGTTCGCTTACCCAGCTACGTGCGCAACTGTCAAACCTTACCCGTGCGTATGACCAGTTAGACAAGGAGAGCAGGGAAGGCGAGTTCGGGCAGAACTTGAAAAAGCAGATACTCGATATTACGGCACAGTTGAAGTCGGCAGAGTTCGAGACAGAGCGTTTCTACAGAAACGTGGGCAACTACGAGAACAGTATCAAGAACGCACTGGGAGCGAACAGTAAGTATGTGCAGGGCATGCAGATGGTGTCCGATGTGACGAAGAACGGCATTGCCCCTGCTATGACTATCGCAAAGAACAGTGTCGTGACGTTCGGTAAGTCTTTACTCGGCCTGCTGGCGAATCCCATCGTGGCAACTCTTACGGCTATTGCTGGCGCCATCATGCTGGTGTCTAAGGGCATCAGCTCGAGCGAGGAAAACAGTAACAAATGGGCGGTAATCATTGCCCCGTTGAATAGGTTGCTCACGGCTATGCTGAACGTCGTCCAAGAGATTACGGGTGCAATTCTGTCGTGGGTAAACAACGGTGCGAGACTGGTCGGATGGATAATGACGATGATGGAAAAGTTACCCATTATCGGCAAAATGATAAAGGGAATCAACGATGCGATACGAGAGAGTATTTCGATAGCTAATACCGATGCGGAACTCGCTCAAAAACGCAGGGATATTGAAAAGCAAAACGCCATAGACCAACGGGAGATTGCCAAACTGCGTAAGAAAGCGGCAGGCGAGGACAGGGCAAACAACGCCCAGCGCATTGCCGATTTAAAAAAAGCAGATGAATTGGAAAAAGGCATCATGAAACGCAGGATGGAATATGCGTATCAAGACTGGCAGAACTACAAAAAGAAAGTCGAGCAATCGCAGTCAACATCAGAAGAACTGGACTTGCTCTCACAGAAAGAAGTTGCATATATTAATATACAAACTGAATATTACAGAAACACCATTCGTTTATCGGGTCAAGTGGCTACGGCAGAGAATAATCTACAAAAGCAGTATGCCGCCACGGGTAAATCTGCCACGGACAAAGCACAAGCCATCGAGCAGGCAAAACAGAGGGAATTGCAGGCGGTAAGGTCTGCCGAGGATGCTTTAATCGCCCTAATAGTAGATAGCCGCATCCGTGAGCGTGAACAGATACGTGTTGAGTATGACAGACGTATTGAGGACTTACGGGCATCACTGGAGAAAGAAAAGAATCTGACTGCCACGGCACGGGCGGCAATACTTGCAGAGATAAAGGCGCAGGAGCAACTGCGGCAAAAGGAACTGGACGAACTATCCGCAGAGCAAACGGCTAAGGGCATCGAGCGTGAGCGTGAACGTCTTGAACTATTACTTGAGGCGGTAGGGGAAAACAACCTAAAGCGCAGGGAGTTGACACTGGCGCAACTGGATTTGGAGGAAAAAGCCGAGCAGGAGCGTATCAAGAAAGAGGTTGAGGACGAAGAGAAACGAAACGAAATGCTCTTGGCGTTACAGTTGGCGTTTAACCAAAGACGTTTGGATGTCGAGGCGGAATACGACCAAGCCGTGCAGCAGGCACAACTGAAAGCAATCGAGAATGACTACGCCCAGCGTATCAATGCCGCAGGCGAGAACGAACTGGAGGCGGCACGGTTACGGATGGAGCAGAGCCTTGAGATACTGAACGCAAGCCACCAACTTGAAGGCGAGAGCATCGAGGAATGGAACGCCCGAAGATTGGAACTGGAACAAGACTATATCGACAAGAAAAAGGCACTCGCAGACAAGGAGGTGCAAATCGAGAAGGCGAAAGCCGAGGGCATCGCAAAGGTGTTTGGTGGTCTGTCTGCCGTAGCTGACGCCTTTGGTGAGGAAAACAAAGCACTGGCGCAGGCATCAAAGATACTGGCACTTGGCGAGATTGCCGTGAATACTGGTGTCGCACTGGCAGAGGGTATCAAGCAGGCGCAGAGCGTCCCGTTCCCTGCGAATATCGGTGCGATAGCTACTACGGTAGCCACTATATTGTCGAACATCGCCACGGCTATCAAAACGGTTAAGTCGGCAAAGTTCGCCCGTGGTGGTGCAGTGTATGGAGCAGGCACGGCAACGAGTGATTCCATCCCTGCACAGTTGTCTAACGGTGAATCGGTAGTGACCAGTTCCGCCACGTCTATGTTCTCGCCCATCTTGTCAGCGTTCAACCAGTTGGGAGGTGGTGCGCCCATCGTGGTAGATAGTCCGCAGCAACAACTCGGAGAGGACATGCTGGCGGCTGCGGTTGCAAGAGGTATGCAGCAAGCCCCCCGACCAGTGGTAACGGTTGAGGAAATTAACCGAGTGCAGAATCAAGTCGAAGTCATTGAAAAACTATCCGTATTATGACGCATTACGATATTATCAAACTGGCTGAAAGTGTACTGATGACAGTCGTTAAGAACGGTGTCAACGTGCAGGATGTGGTGTACCTCAAAGTATATGAGGAATACACAAGAATGGAACGGGAGGGGCACAAAAAAACGTTTATCGTGGACTATCTTTCCGAGTTGTATGGTGTGCCAGTGCCTACAATATACCGCATTGCAAAAAGGATGCGCACTGCATTAAGTTTTCCATAATGTTTTGTATATAAGTCTTTAATAGTGAGAGCGTTATGCCGTGAGGTAAGACGCTCTTTTTTGGGTTTTACACAATAAAAACCTATGGTTTTACACGATGTTAAACCAGTGGTTTTACATGATGTGTAACCAGTGGTTACGTTTAGGGGTTACCTTGCCCCCCTCTTGGGGTTATCTTGGGGTTATTTAGGGGTTATCTTGGGGTTATTTTGGGGTTACTTTGGGGTTTGCTTGGGGTTTTCTTGGGGTTATTATGCCCAATTTTTCCCGTTTTTACGCACTTTTTACGCACTTTAGGTTAAATATTAAGCGTTTATATATAATATATTTATCTAAGCTATAATATTTAAATAAAAAAAATAAAGAGAGAAAGAAAAAAAGGTTTTTCGGGTTACTGGCAATTTATAGCGCATTTATGCACTATATTTTTGAAAACCGTTTTAAACGTGTTCTAAGCCGTTATTTTAGGTGTGCCTTAATAAGTACCCACTATCATGGCGTGATAGCATCAGAACGGCTAAAAACGGGCAAATTTTAAATATTTCGTTTATCTTTGTAAACAAATTCGGAAGATATATGGCAACATTGAAGATTTACAACTATATTCAGTCCGAGCAACAGAAGGCAGTCGCATCCTTTTGGGGCGAGGCAGAGGGCGTGTGCTTTAAAGACATTGACACGTTCTGCAATGGACTGTCCGAGAAAGACGATGACATCGACATACGCCTGCACTGTGATGGTGGCAGTGTTACGGAGGGATGGGCAATATATGACCGCCTGCGTGCCACTGGCAAGAGAATCACGGCAACGGTAGAGGGTAACTGCGCAAGCATGGCGACAGTCATTCTGATGGCTGCACCAAAGGAGAGGCGCAGGGCATACCAGTCGGCACATATCTGCGTGCATAACCCGTGGATGTGCCCGTGGGCGTTAGGTGATGCGGTTACGGCAGATGATTTGCAGAAGTACGCCAACGACCTGCGTGCAGAGCAGGCAAAGATGGTTGACTTGTACGTGGAACGCTGCGGATGCGACCGTGCGGAAATCCAGTCGTTGATGGATGAAGATAAATACATCGATACGGAGCGTGCCCTGCAACTGGGTATCATCGGAGAGATAGCCGCCCCGTTGTCGGCATCGAAGAAAGAAAAATGCGAAATCAAAGAGATAATTAACAAGAGTACTAACAACGTAAATTCGGAAAGAATGACAGAAAAGAAAATCGAGGTTAAGGCGAGCGTCCTTGACCGCATTCTTGCCAAACTGGGTTTAAAGTCGTTGGATGATTTCAAGGACGAAGACCTAAAAGGCATGGATTTGAACACGGCTGACGGTGACGTGCTTACTGTTGACCGTGAGGATGGTTCGCCCGAAGTTGGTGACGTTGCGCGCCCCGATGGCGAGCATCTGATGCCCGATGGCACTACCATCGTAGTCGTAGATGGTGTCATCAGCGAGATACGCCCTGCACAAGACGATGCTCCCGAGGGCGAGGACGCTGACGAACAGAAAGGAGAAATGCAGGAAACGGAACTCGATGACCGTGACGAGGAGGAGCAACGTCTACGGGAGCGAATTGCCGAACTGGAGAAAGAGAACGAGGAACTGAAACAACGTCTTGCCGATGCGGAGAGCAATGCCAAGACAAAGGACGATTTGCGGATTCTCAATGCAGTGAAGATGGCAGGAGGTGAAAAGGCACTGGCACGGTTCGCCAGCACATACAAGCCCGAGAGCCGCCAGCCGCAGGGCAAGCAAGCCGTAAAGCATGACACTGGAATGAGTGCCACGGACATCATCGCCGCCCACGACAAAATGTATCAAAAGAAATCAAAGTAAAAAGGAGTTTTAAGAAATGGCTAAGTATTTTCAGAACATACCGCTGCAACCCGAGAACTTGGATTCGCTGCGTGAGGCGGTAATCAAGAAAGTTATCGACGACGAGGACATCCGCAAGGTTGTAACCATTAAGAGAGTGAAGAACGGTGCGCCCCTTGCCGTTATCGGTGAGATGGATGCAGTCGGACACGCTGGTGCAGGATGCAATCCCACGTATGAAGAGATTGGCATCAATAACGCCCTGCAACGCTGGGCACTGGGTGCGTGGGAAATCGCATTGAAGATTTGCTACGAGAATCTTGAAGACACCATCGCAGAGTATTCGCTGCGTACTGGCACGGCTATCGGTGACCTCACTGGCACTGACTTCATGGCGATTTATATGGAACTGCTCGTAACGCAAGTTAAGCGCATGATTTGGCGTTTCGCTTGGTTCGGTGATACCGCAGCCGCTACCATTGCCAACGGTGGTAATATCACTAACGGCACAGACGTAACCCTGCTGACCACTTGCGATGGTCTGTGGAAACGTTTGTTCGCCATTGCAACTGCCAACGCATCGCAGCTGACCCAGATTTCGGCTAACGCTGCCGCCAGCTATGCTGCCCAGAAGTCGGCAATGCTGGCAAGCGGATACGCTACTGGTTTGGTTGATACCATCCTGCTCGATGCCTCAAGCCGTGTCAATGCCAACGGTGAGGCTACACTGTTTGTGAACAAGAAATTCGCTGACTACCTCGCACACGACATCAAAGTCACTTACAAGGACAATATGCCGTTTGAGCGTATCTTCGATGGTTTCTATCTTGGTTACTACAACGGTGTGCGCATCGGTGCAATCGAGACATGGGACTACATGATTGACACCTACGAGAATACTGGCGCAAAGTGGAACAAGCCATTCCGTGCCGTTCTCGCCAATCCTGCTAACTTGCTGGTCGGTGTGGATAAGGAGAACCCAGTCGATGACCTCGACATCATCTTCGACCGAGTGAACCGCATGAACCACATCTACGCCACTGGTAAGATGGACACACGCGTGGCAATGCCCGATAATGTTCATGTAGCATACTAATATGGGCGGCAGGGGGATGCGTTCCCCCTACGTCCTTTTGTTTAACTTGAAAAGGAAAAGGAAAGAATATGGCACAATTATGCGAGGCTCTTATTTCTGCGGACATCGCCTTTGATTGCGATGTGATGTCTGTGCGTGGCATGGAGGCTGACGGGCTTATCATCAACCGTGAAGATGTGGACTTTGCCAACTGCGTGGTTGATAGCACGAATAACAACATCGTTAAGACGTTGGTGTTGAAACCTGGTAAGAAAGCCTACGAGGTTGCACAGTTGGGTAATACTCCGTTCACTGGTTTGGCATCCAATCTGAATGTGGGCACATACCGCAACACTTGGACGCATGACATACCCATTGCAGTACTGGCTAACGACCCCACCGCCTGCAATAAGATTATCGATGCACTCACCAACGGCAATTTCGTTCTGATTCTCAAGAATAAGAACAAGGGCGCAATCGGTGATGGCGAGTATCAGATATTTGGCTACCATCAAGGATGCCGTGCAAGTGCAGGCACGAACGACAAATACAGTGAGGACACCGAGGGCGGATGGCTCATTACCTTGCAGGAACAGAATGCACCGAAGTCGGGCATGTTCCTTTGGAATACCGATGCGACCACTACTGCGGCACAGTATGAGTCGCTGAAGTCGGCAGCATGACCTACGAACAATGTGTGGCTAAGTCGGACGAGTTGAGGGCGAAGTTTAACCGCTCGTTCTCACTCTCCGAGAAAGCCGACATCGTGCAGATGTATAGCGAGGTACTGGGCAAGACATTTCGCCCGACAACTTGCCAGCAATGCTATCATGACGCACTGATTGAAATCTGTTTATATCTACGTAAAAACAAGACTATGAAAAAGAGTTGCAAATATCGCCTGCGTGCTGGTTTTATTATCAGTTGCCCGACGTTCCACAATGGCGAGATATATTCGAACAGTAATCTGACGGACGAGATAGCCGAGGAATATATCAAGATGTTCCCAAGCCGTGCGAAGTATGTCGAGAAAACGCAAATAAGCGGTTCTGAGCCGTTAAAACCCGTTGGGGGTGTAGTTACTAAGGGTAAGGCAAGAAAACCCGTTAGGCGCAAAATTTCGGAAAAATAACTATGAACGTCAAGAATACCAAGATACCCAAGCCACGATTCGATGTGGAGTACGTTAACCGCTTTCGGATGCAGACGTATGGTGCGGACAATCTATATCCGCAACACTTGCAGCGTATAACGGAGGCAAGCGGCACGGCAGAGTTGTGTCTTGCACGTTATGCAAAGTTCATTGAGGGTAACGGCTTTCTCGGTGATGTGTTGAGCGGCTACAAGGTTAACCGTGACGGAACGGCAGACGATTTATTAAAGGACGTGGCGAGGGATTTGTCCCGGTTCGGTGGCTTTGCCTTGCACGTCAATTATAACGTGCTGGGCGAGATTACAGAGGTAAACCACGTACCGTTTGAGTGTTGCAGACTGGAGGAATGCGACGATGCTGGTCATGTGGCGCATATACTGACGCATAAGGACTGGACGGGACGCAGCACGGTGAACGGCAAAAGACTGGCAGTCGATGAGGAACATATAACCCGTCATCATGTGTACAATCCCGACCCGAACGTGGTACTGGCGCAAGTAGCCGAGGCAGGAGGAATCGACTATTACAAGGGGCAGATACTTTGGTGTTCTATGGACGGGAAGAACACGTACCCGACACCCATCTATGATGCCGCCATTACGGACATCAGCACGGACGAGGGATTGGGTAACGTGAAATACAGAAACGTGCGTAATAATTTCCTCGTGTCTTGTATGCTAATCACAAAGAAAGGCGTTCCGCAGATTGATAAGGACGGGCGCGAGATAGAGCAACACATGATAGACACGGATGACTTGCGACAGTTCCAGGGTGACGAGAATACTGGCAAAATCCTGCTGGTCGAACTGGAGAACCAAGAGGACGAGCCGAAGGTGGTACAGTTCCCCGTCAGAAACTACGACAAAGAGTTTGAGACTACGGACAACAGTACCGTAGAAAGGATTTACGCCCAGTTCCATCAAGAACTATTCTACGCCATCCGTATCGGTAAACTGGGATTCAGTGGCACGGTGATGCGTGACGCCTACGAGTATTACGCTGGCGAGGTGACTAACGAGCAGAGGTTCATATCCCGTGCGTTTAGCGAGGTGCTGGCACACTGGCATGATATAACGGTAAGGGATGCAGACACCAGCATCCAGTCGTTACGGTACATTAATTCGGAGGCTACGGCATGAGTTGCGTATGTAACACGGAGAGGGGGCACTTATTAACCCCGATACAGTTCGCGGAGTTGGCACGGCCAACGAGCGTGCATTTGGATGATGACGAAGTGCAGGCATTTATCACGGAGTGCGAGGATGTATATATTATCCCGACCATCGGTTATGATGTGTTCGCCGCTTGTGTCGATTACGTGGATGATGTGACGCTGGGCGGTGTGTTCGATGATAGTTTCGACCCCGAGATATACATGAATGGCGGTGCATTCGTCTTTAATGACTGCGGATGCAATGAGCGCAGCGAGTGGTGTGCTGGTCTGCGTAAGGCTCTCGCCTATTACGTATGGGCAAAAATGGGACGTGCGGACGGTAGCATCATCGCACGGGATGGACTGATGCGGCATAACGACCAGTATGCCAGTCATGTAGACCCGAACTTAAAACAGTATAATGACGTGATGGAGGTTGCCGAGGGTTTTCTTGGTTCGTGCCAACGGTATGCCAAGATGCACGCCTGCAATGTGAGACCAGTAAGACAGTCAAGGGCAACAATTAAAGCGATAGGAGATTAAAACGTGGCAGAGATAACGATAAAATTTGTTGAGGGCAACCCACTGGCAATAAATGTGGTGATGACCGCCATCGAGCATTCAATGCTCAACGGAGAGATGGTGACGGAAACAGTCGATTTCTACCCCGACACTACAAAGCCAGTGCGTGCCGTGCTGGATTGCACAACTGCAAGGAGGCAATACTGTCCGCAGACAAGCGTCACGGATAATGTGGTTTACGTGTCCGACAACGGGAGCATTGCGGCTGGTGTATATACACTGACAATCACCTGCACGGACACTCAGGGCAAGAAAAGGCGGTACAAGTCTGACCCGTGCATTGAGGTGTACGATGCCACCAGTGCCGCAGAGATAGCCGCCACGTTTGATTCGCAGACATACGAGTTAAATGGTGTCTTTTATACCTTTGCAGGTGGCGGTACGGTGCAGGCTGACTGGGACGAAACAGACCCCAATGCCCCGTCATATATTCAGAACAAACCCGACCTTTCGGAATATGCCACGGACGAGGAACTGCAAGCCGTTGAGGAATCCATCCCCGATGTGCCTGCGTGGGCATTGCAGCCGCAGAAACCAACGTACACGGCTACGGAGGTGGGTGCAGTACCTACAACACGCACGGTAAACGGCAAGGCGTTGTCGCAGGACATCACGCTTAATGCTAACGACGTGGGTGCGCAGCCGACCATCCAAGACTTGAGCGAAATCCGCAGCGGTGCGGCCAAGGGTGCAACCGCCTTGCAACAGTCAGACCTCACGCCCGTTGAGAACGACATTGATGCGATAGAGGCGAAGATACCCAGTGCGGCAAGCGCAAGCAATCAGCTGGCGGATAAGAATTTCGTGAACAGTTCTATCGCCACGAACACCGCCACGTTCAAAGGTACTTACAACTCGCTGGCAGAGTTGCAGGCGGTGACGGGAGCGACCAACAACGACTACGGCTTTGTCATTGAGTACGACCAGCAGGGGAACGAGTACTACGACCGTTATAAGTACAACGGCACGGCTTGGATTTTCGAGTACAAGATAGAAAGTACGCCATTCACGGCTGAGCAGTGGGCGGCTATCCAGTCGGGAATCACCTCGGGCGATGTTGCGAAACTGGCGGCATTGCCAACGAAGGCGCAGCTGGATGCCCTGCTCGATGCCAAGCAGGATGTTATCAACGACTTGGCAACAATCCGCAGTGGTGCGTCTGCTGGTGCAACCGCCTATCAGAAACCGAGTGGAGGAATACCAAAGAGCGACCTCGCCGGCGCAGTGCAGACGAGCCTAAACAAGGCTGATTCGGCATTACAGTCGTACACAGAGAGTGACCCCGTATTTACCGCAAGCCCAGCGCATGGCATCACGGAAAGCGACATCACGGCTTGGAACGGTAAGGCAGAAAAGGTGGTAATCGTCAACCACGGGACAAGCGATACTACTTTCACGCTTACGCCCAACATCTTCCATGTGTGGGGCACGGTTGCATCGCTGACGCTGACACTGGCAACGGCAAGCACTACCACGATGGACGAGTTCATGTTCCAGTTTACGAGTGGCACGACCGCCACAACTCTCTCATTGCCGAGCACGGTGAAATGGGTGGCAGAACCCGAAATCGAGGCGGGAATGACTTATCAAGTAAGCATCGTTAATAACATTGCAGTGATTGGAGGTGTATCATGAGCATATTCCGCAGACGGCTGATGATGGGGTTTGGAGAATCCGAACCTCTATATGACTCCGAAATAGCGTACTTGCAGAGTGATGGCAATCAATGGGTCGAGACTGATATTCTGCTGCAAATGCAGGGCAGGAGTTGTATATTGAGGACAGATTGGTATGTGCTTAATAATACCACGGCGACATTTCCTTGCGGAAGTACTGGCGCAAATTGGGCTGATGCTTATGGGCACTTTAGGACTGCCTCAAACTACGCAGGGCATTTAAGACCTTCTTATGGTATGCAGGGTCTTTCTATTAAGGCCAATAAAGCCAATGTAGCACTTGCAGTGGTTCAGAACATGACATCATTCTCGTTGTACCAAAGTGGAACAATGGTCTATACCGGTACAGATGCTAATACAAGACTCGCAAACACCAATTCTTCAGTACCTCTCTATGTTTTTTGCTACAACAACAATGGAGTTGCAAGTAGAATTAGTGCAATGCGGTTTATTAGATGCTATTGCATGACAAATGGCGGTGAATATCTGTTTGATATTGTGCCTGTAAGAAAAGGCACTGTCGGCTATATCTATGATAAAGTAAGTGGCAAGATGTGGGGTAATGCTGGCACGGGTAGTTTTATTCTTGGAAATGACGTGTAAATATGAGATACTACAAAATTATAGACGGGCAAACAGTCTTTTATAAAGACCCCCTAATCGTGGACGGGATGCAGATATACAACCCGAGTGAGGAACTGATAAAGACGGCAGGATGGATGGAGTACACGCCACCGCCAGCACCGCCAGTTGACAACACGAAGTACGAGCCGTACACCGAGGATGTGGTGGCGAAAATCAAGAATCTGCTGCTTGAAAAGGTGGCGGAGCAGACGGACGAGGAGGCACTGGAGAACATCGAACTTTTCCCAACATGGCAGAGCCGAATCGGTGTGCAAGTCGAGCAGGGCGAGCGGTTGTACTACGATGATAAGTTGTACAAAGTGCAACAGACACACACACCGCAGGAGGACTGGCGACCCGATGCCACGGCAAGCCTATACGTGCAGATAGTCATCGAGAGCGAGCAGGGCACTATCGACAACCCCATCGCCTACGAGGTGAACATGGAACTTGTCGAAGGCAAGTATTACACAGAGGAAGGCGTGAAGTACCTTTGCGTGAGGGCACTTGCGCAGTCGGTGTGGCATCTTGCAGACCTCGTTGGGAATTACGTGGAAGTGGTATAAATATACGTAAAAACAGAATTAATTATGAAACAGTTTCTAAGAGGTTTTTTGAGAGGCCATTTTGTTTGGACTTTCGGTGCTTTGTTTCTAGGTTTCATCATGTGTTTTATTACGAAAGACATGCCGAACGAGACCGCAGCTGGGTGGTTCATTGCCGTGATGGGAGCATCGTGCGCCATCATCTTGCAAGGATGGTATCATAAAACGTATGATACTGCCAAGTATGACTGGTTCAACGTCTGCATGGCCATCATCATGTTCATCTTCGCAGGCATCGCAAGGGCATTCATCAACGCTTAAAGCAAACATATGCGTATGAAAAGAATCTATCAATTCATCAAAGACGTATCGGTAACACTGTGTAGGATACCGAGTGACAAATACGTTCATCTGCTTTCTTGCTTGTTGCTGACATTTATCGTTGGCATGGGTGTGTCGTTGTGCAGCGACGAGCCGCAGGCGGTATGCGCTGGGATTGGTGCGTGCGCAGCCATGATTGCCGGCTTTTTCAAGGAATGGCACGACCATTTTACGTATGGCGAATTTTCGTATGCAGACCTTTTCTTCGACCTTGTGGGGTGTTTATTAGGTTTGCTCGTTACAATCGTTTAGAGGGCGTATAAATGGGCAATCTTGCAGAGTATATCGCACGCAGCTATGTTATTCGTGACGCTACGGAGGAAGGGGAGAATACGGCAGACCGTGTCGGCTCGGCTTTCCTCAATGGTGGTGATGTGTTCACGTCTATCCTGCTGGTGAAGTCAAACAACGGCAGGATGATGACATCACGGGATGATGCTATCGTGGCGCAGGGTAACACCATCACGTTCGGCACTGGGTGGGATATGTTCCACGGTAGCGGCTATTTCATGGCTGGCGGCAATGTGGTAGTACCGCAGACGGTCACGGTGGGCGCAGCCAGTGGCGTTGTGTATCTTGACGTTACAGATAATCTGTTTAAGTGGGCAAGCACGACAGAATTACTGGCGGAGAAAGCTATCATCGTGGCGCACACAAAGGATGATGCCATCGTGGAGGTGTTCGCCAATCGTTATATGCTCAATGGAAAGGTATGCGGCAACGGTGTCGGTAGTGGCACGGACATGGCTACGGTGTGGGCGAGCCTTGCGGATAACGGCAGCCAGCAGATAAATGTCAGCCATCTGCGTGATGCTCTCGGAGGTTGTACATGGTGGGGCAGTGGCATGTCGGGCGGTGCGGTCACTGGCTCACTGTCAGACGTGCTGAATATAACGATGACGGGGCGCATATCTATTAACGGCTTTGTCATTGAGTATGACAGTGAAAACAACGCCCTGCGATTCAACGGCTCAATATACGCCACGGGTAGCGTGTCTGCTCTTGGCTACCAGTCGGGGGGCGGTGGCGGTGGTTCTTCTACGCTTGCCGATTTGTTTGATGTGCAACTGACTACGCCCATCGGTGACGGTGATGTGCTGACGTATGACACGGCACTGGGTAAATGGACGAACGGCACGGGTGGCGGTACTGGCAGCGTTACGAGTGTAGGAATGACTACGCCTACGGGGTTGAGGGTTAACGATGGCAGTAGTGCAACGATTACCAGTAGCGGCACGTTTGCGCTGACGATTGGCGCAGGGTACACAATCCCGAAATCTGATGATGTGTCGAAAGGTGTTACGGCATACGGTTGGGGCAACCATGCAACGAAAGGATATGCCACGCAGGCATGGGTAAGTTCGCAGGGGTACACGACAAATGCTGGCACGGTTACCCGTGTCGGGTTGAGCGTTCCGACCGGGTTCTCCGTTACTGGTTCTCCCGTTACTAGTTCGGGAACGCTGACGTTAAGATTTGCCAGTGGCTACTCACTGCCCACCACGGCAAAGCAAAGCCAGTGGGACACCGCCTACGGGTGGGGAAATCATGCGGATGCAGGATATGCCACGCAGGCATGGGTAGAGGCGAAAGGCTATGCCACGCAGGACTGGATAAACGGCAACTACGTCAGCATTGAGTTCTTCAACCGTCTGTTCCGTATGCACGGAGACAATGATACCGTCATCGTGCCCAACGACCTCGACACCACCATTCAGAACATAGAGGCACGATTCGGTCTGTGGACGGAGAGTTTTCTGAGTGCTCTAGGGCGGAACAGTAGCGGTGGCGTTGGCGGAGCATCGACGCTGGCCGACCTGCTCGATGTGAACATCACCAACCCCACCGTTGGCGAGGGTCTTATCTATGACGGAAACAGATGGGTGAACAGCCCCATCGGAGGCGGCACTGGCAGCGTGGAGAGCGTAGGACTGAGCATGCCGACGGGGTTCTCCGTCACTGGCTCACCCATCACCACAAGCGGCACGCTGGCAGTCGGATTCGCATCTGGCTACAGTCTGCCACCGACGAGCAAGCAGGCGCAATGGGATGCCGCCTACAGTTGGGGCGACCATAGCCAAGAGGGCTATGCCACTGAGGCATGGGTGAACGCCAAGGGCTACACCACGAACAAGGGCACAGTGACGAGTGTGCGAATGACTGTTCCTGCCGGATTGACCGTGACAGGCTCGCCCATCACCACCAGCGGCACGCTCGCCATCAGTCTCGGCATCGGCTACTCTATTCCGACGACGGCAAAGCAAAGCCAATGGGACACTGCTTATGGGTGGGGCAATCACGCACTGGCGGGATATGCCACGCAGGCATGGGTGAACGGAAAAGGCTACGCCACGCAGGCATGGGTGAACGGAAAAGGCTACGCCACGCAGTCTTCTCTCACATCTGCCGTGACACGTATAGGGGCACTGGAGGGCTATTTCACGAACGGGGTAGCCAATCAAGCGGCACGATTGAGCGGTTCATCTACATATCAAGCATGGGGGCAGACATACTGGCAGAACGGCACACCCAAGAGCATTGGCAGCGCAAGCGCACGGGCGAATATCTCCTATGCTGGTAGCGTGTCGATGGGATGGTCGTTGAATATGGAATACGACGATGCCGTTCACGACCCGTCAATCAATATCAAATCGTCTAAGACGGGCACAAGTCTTTCGGTATTCATGTTGTCGAATAGCGCAACCAGCGACCATTCGGGCGACCATCTTGCCATTGGCTTGGGTACGTCATCAAAGGCGCAACTGCCTATCAGATTCTTCGGGCGTGAGTTCGTATTCAACTACACGACCAACACAATGAGCGGAGGCAACTACTCGACTGCCGAGGCTATGAGGGTTGGATATAGAACACTTGATTCGCGCGAAGAGCCAGCCGTGTACGTGCGCAAGCATCTGATGATTGGCAATGGAGCAGGCGACTACTTCCCAGTGACTTATGATAGCACCAATAACGCACTGTGCTTTAGTGGGCATATATACGCAACTGGTGGCGTGTCTGCTCTTGGATTCAGTAGCACACAGAACGGTGGCGCCCTGATTAACGGCACGCTGGCAGTGCAGTCAACGGCTACGGTTAGCGGTAACACGTCAATCGGTGGCACATTGTCCGTGACTGGTGCTACGACACTGGCGGACACGCTGACGGTCGGGAAACTGGCTACGTTCAACAAAGGTATCACGGTAAGCATGCAGGCGACACTGGCACAGTTGAGGGCAACTGGAACGGTTACGGGAACATTAAGCGTCAGTGGTGCGTGCTCATTTGGCGGACGTTTTGCCATCGTGTGGAACGGGCGAGAGTATTATTTGAACGTGCAAGAAATGATTAATAACGGTTTTTTATCATGATATATTTAGTGCTTTTCATTGCGGTGGTGGCGTTGTGCTGCGGTTGTGCATCATTAGTCATTGCCATTAACGAGAGAAAGAAAAGACCGTCAACCATCAAGGAGACGGTAGTGAGAATTGAGCGTGCACCAGTGGAGCACCCTTTTACGTATGACGCTGAGAGAACGACATACACACTGGACGGGGATTTGCTAGTCACTGGTAATGTGTCGGCACTGGAGAAAGGGGGAAAGGTATGAGCGTAAACCCAGCGAAAACGTTGATTACTGCGCCCGTGGGCGTTTATGATGTGCAGCAGGTACTGGCAACCAGTGAGAATGATGTCGGGCGGTTGTGCGTGCATACGTCGATTAATATGTGGGCAAGAAACAAGCCCGTAAGGTTCGATACGGTGCAAGTGCTGACCGATGCGCAGCGCATGCAGACAAGGTTCGGGCTTGGATTCCCCGGACTAGGCGGCAATATATATTTCAACAAGTTCATTTACGACGTGATGAACGGAGACGCTGTGGCTTGGGAATACCGACGTCCGAGAGGCGACCGCACCAGCATCATTGAGCAGGGAGGCAACTACGGTGTAAAGGAGTGGTACAGACTGAGCGACTTCGACGGTTACAAGCATGATGCCGTACCCCCTATCCACACTGCCATTCAGAACATAGACCAGTACCCATACCACCGTGAGAACAACACCTACGAGATTAACTCCTCGGAGGTGGGAGCACTGGCATTTGTGGTCTATCAAGACGCTGCCGCAAATATCCGCATGTCGGAGATATTGCAGAACGTGAATAACTACAGAATGATGGTTGAGGCGTATGCAGATGGGCAGGTGGGCGGACTGCCTTGGTATAGCCCAGGGCGCAACCCGTCGCGCAGCGTGGTGAGTGATGCCATCGTCGGCAATAACACTGTAACCGCATACCTCCAAACTGGAGGGCTATCCGGCATTTACCATGTTTGCATAGGGATGCAGCAGTGCGACGACGCCAACCGTACCAATCCCATATCGCAGACCAGTTTCATTGCGCCACGTACCCAAGCGGAAGAGGCCACGGGCAAATACCCATACTATTACAAAATGTGGTTCGTAAGCTACTACGCAGGCAAGATTACCTTCAACGCCGTGGGCTATGCACGGACAGGCAACTTCACCTTCGACGGGACATACTGGACGGCCAACTACACCAGCGGAGAACTGTTCGTGGATATGCACATCACGCGAGGCAACAGCAAGATGTACTTCGCCAATGCCACGCAGAGCATCCCTTCCGACGGACAGCGCATCATGATAGGTTTCACGCTGACTACACCCGAGGATGTTGTCATTGCCACGCCAGCCAACGCCAACCGAGGAGCGGCCGCTGGTGGTTACGTCACTATCCCAGCGGCCAGCAGCAGCGACGACACCCAGCAAATCTATGCTACAGCCCCCATCCTGCCTGCACGGGATACAGCCGAAGACAAATACTTCGCCATCCGCGTGCTGGTGAAGATTGGAGACAACGTATGGGACGACGCAGGCACACTGAACATGCATTATTCATCGAACAATTAATCAATAACAGTATGAAAGTAGATTTTTCAAACATCCGTATCGAGGCCATTGATGGCTCGTTATTCCCTGCTGACGAGGTGAACACCGCACGCCAGCAACTGTGTAACCGCATTTATTCGTCTGCCAAGGACATACCGTTAATGGAACTGGCGCAGAAACTCTATCATGCCGATGGCGTGGTCGAGATGACTGATGGAGAGGTGCAGATGTGGCGCAAGGAACTGGAGAGCGTGCCAGCATTTATCCGTAAGGGATTCCTCGCAGCACTGGAGGAAAAACGATGACGGTTAAATATTGCATCTATCTGATGGGTGGCGTGTTGGGGTGGCTCGTTTCCGAGTTCGCCCCTGCATTCCCCCTTATCATCGTGGCAATCATTTTCGTGCTTTATGACGCTTGGACTGCGTACCAACTCGATAAACGGGTGCATATCATCTACCCCGACAAGACAAAGAGACATGAGGCGAAGTTCCGTTCCTTTGCCTTTGGTAAGGTGGTACGGAAGACGATACCCGAGCGGCTGGTTCTCATACTGTTGGCGTTCTTGGCAGAAAAGTTCGTTTTCGTTCATGTGGCTATCCCGTTGTCGTACATCATTACTGGCGTAATACTGGCAGAGCAGACACTATCCGCACTGGAGAACAATGCATCGTGTCCGTTAGACGAGAATGATGGGCGTTTTTGGGCGATGCTGCGCAGGCTGCTCGTTGACAAGACATCACGGCATTTCGATGTCGATTTAGGTGAGTACGGGAAACTGTCTGATGAAGAAGTGCGCAGGATGAAAAAGCGCATACATGATTATGAAGTCGAGAGAGGGCGCAAGGTATGAAGTATTTTTCCATCAATGAACTGTGCAGTAGTGCCACCGCCAAGCGTAAGGGCATAGACAACACCCCGAACAGTGTGCAACGGGCGGCACTCACGGCACTGGTGTCGAATATCCTCGACCCGTTACGGGAGGCATACGGCAAGCCGATAGTTGTTACCAGTGGATTCCGTTGTGCGAAACTTAATCGAGCCGTGGGCGGTGTGGCACGCAGCCAGCACACCAAGGGAGAGGCGGCAGACATACGTTCTTTGAGTGATAAGCCAGCCGACAATAAACAACTGTTTGACTTGATTGTGCGGCTTGGCCTGCCTTACGACCAGTTAATTGACGAATACGGTTACAACTGGGTTCACGTCAGCTATACGCAGGGAGCGAACCGCAGGCAAATACTACACGTAAAATGAAACGGTATATAATATATATATTAATAATGTGTGCGATGTTCACGGGATGCCGTACGAAAACAGTTATTTTGTCGGAAAATGCCCGTGACAGTGTTTATATAACCCATGACAGTATAGTTGTAAGGTGGGTACGAGATAGCGTGTCAGAACGTCTGCAAACGGGTTACGAGGTGCGGAACGATACCGTGTACATCACAAACGACAGAACCGTGGAACGTTGGAGGCTGAGAACGGACACGGTAACGGTTGTCAGATGGAGGGATGCCATGCACAAGGAGCAGACGAGCAAGGAAACGACCATCGAGAAGAAACGGGGCAAAATTCCTGCTATTCTGATATTCGGCACTGCGATACTGGCTATACTAATATGTTTACGGAGAAGGCTTTTTCATAGGATATAGTTATTCGGTTATTAGATTATTTATGGTTTTTATTGGGGCGGTTGACTGTGAAGTTCACCGCCTTTTTCGTGCCATTTTGGTAAAAATCTGTTTAGAATGGCGTGTTATTTATTAAAATGTGTTAAGTATTTGCATTTTAACGGTGTAATATTTGGTACATTAAATAATACTTTGTAAATTTGCATCAGAAATAAAACAAATAACATTTAGAACAGGGCGGCAACCTATAAGCGGCACAAGATTATGAAGACAACAAACAACAACAACGAGATGATGACGAAGGCAATCAACCACGCCGAAAAGATGGTTAGCGTATGCAACAAGCAGATTGAATACCTTACTCATCCTGAGACTTACGGCTACTGCCTGAGCAAGTGCAACAGCATCGTCATCAACAAAGAGCGCATGATGACCGTCACCACAGACGAGACACATCACACCACCTACGAGTTCTCACCTCTCTATCCCACTTATTTCTCACCCGAGACAGCCCGCGAGATTGTGAAGAATGACATCTACAAGGACATCAACGGCCAACCCATCAAAATGGAAATCGTCGGCAAGCTGGAATACTACCAAATGCTGAAGGTTTGGGCAGAGGATCACCTGAGAATAATGAAAAGTGTAATATGCTAAACCAACCACGGGGAGGGGCAACCCTCCCCACTTTATAAACCTTAGAACTGGCGGCAACAGAAATTCGGCATTTAACTATGGCAAAGAACGTTTATCAGATGGTTACGGACAGAGTGATTGAGCAGATGCAGCAGGGTATTATTCCGTGGCATCGTCCGTGGACTGGTGCGGCAGACGGTGCAATGAACTACGTAACACGCAGGCCGTATTCACTACTCAACCAGTTATTGCTCGGAAGAGATGGTGAGTGGCTGACGTGGAAACAGATACAAGACTGTGGCGGCAAGCTAAAGAAAGGTGCAAAGGCTGGCATGGTGGTATATTACGGCAAGTTCGTAGCCAAGGAGGAAAAGGCAGACGGGACAGTCGAGGAAAAGGAGATTCCAGTACTAAAGTATTACAACGTGTTCCATCTGTCAGACTGCACTGGTATTGAAAGCAAAATCGAGAATGACGTACACACGACAACTCGCCCGATAGATGCAGCCGAGGACATCATAATCGGCTATCTGACCAGTGAGGACGCACCAAGATTCCACAACGACCAGCCGAGCAATAGGGCATATTATGCACCCAGTACGGACACGGTGGTCGTGCCGATGATTAGCCAGTACGATATTGCCGAGGAATACTATTCGACAACATTCCATGAACTGACGCATAGCACGATGAAAGAAAGCAGATGCAACCGCAGGGCGGAGAATGAGCGTGCGGCTTTCGGTAGTGCGAACTACTCACGGGAGGAGTTGGTCGCTGAACTGGGTGCGGCAATGCTTTGCACGGTGTCGGGACTGGATAACGACAAGGCTTTTAAGAACTCCGTGGCGTATCTGCAAGGATGGCTAAAGGCTCTAAAGAACGACAATAAGATGATGGTATGGGCGGCATCGAGAGCAGAAAAGGCCGCACGGTACATCATGGGAGAGAAACAGAAGTAATAACCACGGCAGGGGTTTCCCCCTGCCACTAAATAACAACGAACATGAAATTAACAGAGGTTTGCGAAAGAAAGAACGCCTTTAATTTGAAAGAGTGGCAAAGATGCCATTCAGATTGGCGAGTGATAGATGTAATGACATGGCACGTGTGCGGCTGGCAATGGATTACAATCACCGCAAGAAAAGGGCACGGCAGCACCTTTGAGGTGTTCCACTTTAACAACAAAGACGGAAAATCATGGTGGGAAACTAATAAACGGTATTTTTGGAAAAATGATTGACAAAGAAAAAGAACGCAAGCGGATAGGTCAGCGCATTGCAGACATCCGCAAGGAAAAAGGACTGACGCAACTGGATATTGCCAACAAGACTGGAATACAACGATGTCACGTTGCAAGGATTGAGGCAGGGCTTTATTCAGTGGGACTTGACACACTGGCAATGATTGGGGATGCGATGGATATGAACATCGACTACGTGGAAAGAGGGGGCGAGTAACCCCCTTTTTTATTTGAGTGCATCAAAGATTTGGCGCATGGCGGTGTCTGCGTGTATGTTTGTTTATTTGTAAATATATGTAAAATTCCCCGTGTTATAAACACTTTTGTTTTAAAATAGGTTAAATTATACACGAATTGTGTACAAGTTATAAAGAAAGTGTGTATATTTGCAACAGAAAACCAGTACAAAAGTACAAACAAATTTGGAATATACAATAACTCAAACGAGTTAAATTTTCAAAACGGGAGGCAACCGATAAGCGGCAACAAAGACATGACACTGAATTACACTACACGGGAAATCAATGCAAACTACCGAATCAAGGTTTTTGGCATGAACGAGAACGGAAAGAAAATCAATACGCTGGTGGGCGTGAGCGGATTGCTTAATCTGATAGGCATCGAGATGACGAACAAGTTACTGGCAAGACGTGAGAAGTGCATGGATGATGCTTGCGTGTGCAAGTTACGCAGAGGTCTGAAGGTTACTTTCTACGTGAAGTAAACCGCCCGAATATAGCAGTCGATAACCGTCCATTAATCGATATACGGAACACGCTGGGGGTGGGCGTCCCAGTTGCTGCGAAATGTTCTTTGACTTATTGACACAAACGACAGAGCCGACAATTAATTAACAAATAAAAATTATGGAATACGTAAAAAACGAGTTTTGCGTCACGGTGGCAAAATGTTGCGCATCGTGCGGATATTTGAACATTGTCAAAAATGGGAATGCACGAATATGTTCAGACGGTAACGGACTGGTTAAATCAAGTTACGTTTGCCCTCATTGGGTGATGCGTGAGAACTTGAGGCAAGCAGGTATAGGAGGCGGCCGTATTAAAAAGAAAGCCTACCTAGATATAGTCTTGCAGACACGGGAGAGTGAGGAATGCAGGTACGCAGCAATGAATACAGAGCAGCGCAGGGCGTTCAAGCGAAAGACCGTGAGCGAGTTGCGAGAGAAGTTCTGTCAGACATACGGCAGTCTTTATTACGACATTTAATATATACGATATGGAAAATGGAAACAATAACGTGTCCGAACTGGAGCAGTTAAGGGCACAAGTGAAAGATTTGCAGGAACTAGCGGAAGGGGCAGATGCCAGTTCGACATACTGGTATAACAAATACTGCGAACTCAAAGAGAAGTACAACACCGATATAACGGTATTGAAATATTTAGTCGAAAAGATGGAGATATTGAAATGAAAAAGAAACCAATAACCCCGACCCTGCGGACGATGGAGGTGGGCGCAGTTGTCAGATACCCGATTGAGAGGGTATGCACGATACGCACTTGCGTCATAAGGCTGCACCAGTCCAAGAGGCGAGAGGGAATCAGATTCTCGGTACGGACAAAGGGTAACGATTGCTACGTAAAGCGAATGGCGTAGCGTTATCCAGTGCCGAAGTATTGTTTAACGCAAAATGTAAATGACTATGGAACGGTTAAAGGAGTGGATGATGGTACTGGCAATCTTTGCCGTTGGATACGGTATGCTGGTACTTTCCGCGATACTGAACGGATAAAAACATTGGCGGTGGAACTGGCTACGGGGTTCGATTCCCCTGCCGTACCTAATTGAGTGAGTAAACCATTTTATTAATCAAAACAAACAACTATGGAAAAGAAATCAATCTTTCAGACGTTGAATGACATCAACGTCAACGGACACACAGAGGTCAAGGACACTGGACGGGTACGGTTAACGTATCTGTCATGGGCATGGGCATGGGCAGAAGTAAAGAAAAACTATCCCGATGCCACGTACACTGTGTACGAGAACGCCAACGGATGGAACTACCACACGGACGGACGGACGTGCTGGGTTAAGACTGGTGTAACCATTAAGGGTATGGAACACATCGAGTATCTGCCCGTGATGGATAACCGCAACAACTCGATTCCCGCTGACGAGGTTACGAGCACGGACGTAAACAAGGCAATTCAGCGTTCACTGACAAAGGCGGCTGCAAGACACGGACTTGGCTTGTACATCTACGCTGGCGAGGACCTGCCCGAGACGGAGAGCGTGCAGGTGGCAGAGAAAATAGAGCGTGCGGAACTGGATAAGGCGAAAGCGGAAATCAATGCCGCCAACAGCCGCAACGAGTTAACAGTGGTGTGGAATAAGTATGCACCATTAAAGACTAATCAAGAGTTTATAAAAGCGGTTACTGAACGTTCAAAGAATATTGCATCATGAAACACAATTTAGTTATGAGTGATGTGCGGTTTGATAAGACCGCACACACATACGAACTGTACGGGCATAAGCTAAAAGGAGTAACCCCAATTGTGGCGTGGATGTTCCCCGACACGTATGCAGCCATCCCCGACAGTGTGCTGGCGAACGCAGCCGCCTACGGTACTGGTATCCATGAGAAATGCCAGTTATATGACGAGTGCGGAATCGTGGATGAACACCCGAGCATTAAGGCGTATGCAGAACTATGCAAGCAGAATGGTTTGCAGCATATATGCAGCGAGTATCTTGTGGATGACGGGCAGAACATAGCCAGTTGCATCGACAAGGTGTTTGAGAATGCCAGCGAGAACATTGTGCTGGCTGACATCAAGGCAACGAGCAAGCTACATGATGAACGGGTACGGTTGCAGTTGAGCATCTACGCATGGATGTTCGAGCAGATGAACGGTGAAAGGGTCGATAAGATTGCTGCTATATGGTTGCCCAATCCCGAAAAGAACTACGGTCAGCCGACTATCAAATACCTCCAACGTCTGCCGAATGACACCGTGCAGGAGATTGTCAAGGCATACCTTAATGGCGATGACAGTGCCAAGTTCAGAACGTTGTTTAATCTTCCCACTGTCGCTGACGGACAGTTGCCTGCGAACTTGGCAGAGGTAGAACTGGCAATCGTAGAACTGGAAACCAGCATCAAGAAGATGGAGGCGCAGGAAAAGGAAATGAAGGCGGGACTTCTGAAACTGATGCAGGAGAACAACGTCAAGAAATGGACTGGCGAACATATTACGTTAATCCGTAAGGATGGAGGCACACGGATAACGCTGGATAGTAAGAAAGTGCAGAACGAATATCCCGAAGTATATTACGACTGCATCAAGGAGAGCAAATATTCAGAGAGTTTAATGGTAAAAATCAACTAATATGATACAGATAACGATTACTGGCAACCTCGGAGCAGATGCCGAGCGTAAGCAAATCAACGACAGAATGTATATTGCGTTCCGTATGGCGGTCAAAGGACGCAGGGACACAACGACATGGGTGAGTGTATTATACCGTGACAGTGACAAACTGTTGCAGTACCTAAAGAAAGGGCAATCGGTACTGATAATTGGCGAACCGAGTTTCAATCTATATGTAAACAAAGAGCAACGTATGTCACTGGATATATCCGTATTTGCAAATACGCTGGAACTGACGGGCGTAAAAGACACCGCCCAAGTAAGTACCCAGCCAGTGCAGGAAAACCCGTCAGAACGGCTGCAAACGGGCAATAACGGGAAAATAAGTGCGCAACCAGTTGAGAACGATTTACCATTCTAAGGTATGCGAACGATGATAATCAAAAAACAAGACGGTCGGGTGTCTGCTGGTGCAGACCTCGACTGCTTGTTCGCCACACTACCGAACGGGACGTATGACGTAATTGTTAAACGCCACCGAGAGCAACGAACCATCAGTCAGAACGATTTAATGTGGATGTGGCTGGCGTGCATTGAGGATGCCACGGGAACACCTAAGAAAGACGTTTATCTGCACTACTGCAAGAAGTTTCTTTTGCGCAGGGTTACGTTTGGCAACGATGCGGAAATGGTGTACGACACCAGTAGCCAACTCGACACAAAGAGGATGGGCGAGTTCCTTGATAAGATACAAGCGGATGCGAGTACGGAGTTCGGTATCACGTTACCCAATCCCCAGGACAGATATTTCGAACAATTTTTTCAAACGTATAAGTGATGGAAAGAAAAGAATCATTTGTTTTTTATGCCAGTTTCGCAGAGGCTTTGACAGAGTTAGACGATGCTCAGCGTTTGCAGATGTATGATGCGATTGTGTGGTATGCTTTAGACGGTATAGCACCAACAACGTTGACTGGTGTGTGCAAGATAATATGGCATCTGATTGAGCCTCAGATACGAGCCAATTACGAACGGTGGAAGAAAGGATGCAAGGGAGGCAGACCGAATAAAGAGGAAAACGAAAAACCAGTGGTTAAACATGATGTAAAACCTATGGTTAAACACGATGCAAAACCAGTGGTTAAACATGATGTAAAACCTAATGTAAATGAAAATGTAAATGATAATGTAAATGATAATGTAAATGATAATGTAGTAGTGGGTAAACCCACCGTGCGCACGACATTCACTAAGCCGACTATTGAATTAGTTGAGCGTTACGTGTTAGACCACGGTTATAACATGGACGCACGGGAGTTCTACGACTATTATGAGGCGAACGGCTGGATGGTAGGCAAAAACAAGATGAAGTCTTGGACGGCTGCGGTTTCGAACTGGAATCGCAGGGAAAAGGAGATACGACCACATAGAACGTCAACGGTAACGATGCCGAATGCCTTAGTTACACAGCCAGTATTTTACGACGATTAAAATCAGCAATATTAAAGGAACTATGACAACCGAACAGAAAAAAGAGTATCAAGAGTTTCTCGACCAGAAGAAACAGCAGAGATTGGAAAGTGGATTTGTGGTGACAGACGAGGAGCTGAATCCCGCGCTGTTCCCATTCCAGAAGTATTGCGTGAAGCGGGCTTTGTCCGTTGGCAAGTTCGCACTCTTCGAGGACTGCGGACTGGGTAAGACCATCCAGCAGTTGGAGTGGGCGCAAAAGGTATGCGAGAAGATAGACAAGCCCGTGCTGATCCTCGCGCCGTTGGCCGTTATCTCGCAGACCATCAAGGAGGGCGAGAAGTTTGGCTACATGGTGAAGGAGATAGGCGACATGGACTATCAGCAGGACATGGAGACGGGCATCTACATCACGAACTATGACAACATGGAGCACATCGAAGCCTATCACTTTGGCGGCGTGGTGCTCGACGAGTCCAGCATCCTGAAGAACTTCCAGGGCAAGACGCGCACGGCACTCATCGACGAGTTCCGCAACACGCCCTACAAGCTGGCATGCACCGCCACACCTTCACCGAACGACACCACCGAGATATGCAACCATTCGGAGTTTCTCGACGTGATGAGCCGCACCGAAATGCTGGCGATGTACTTCGTGCATGATGGTGGCTCAACGTCAGACTGGCGACTGAAAGGACACGCCAAGCAAATATTCTGGGACTTCGTATCGACGTGGGCCGTGATGCTGAACAAGCCATCCGACATCGGATATGACGACGAGGGCTACGACCTGCCACCGCTGAACGTGGTGCAGGAGATTGTGGAGACACCGAAGAGGGACAACGGCATGCTGTTCAATACCACCGCCGTGAGTGCCACCGAATACCACAAGGAACTGCGCGATACATACCAGATACGACTCGACCGCGTGGCCGAAATGGTGAACGCCCGACCCACGGAGAACTTCATCATCTGGATTAGTCACGACGACGAGGGCAAGTATCTGCGCTCGCTGTTGCCCGACGCTATCGAGGTGAAGGGCAGCGACTCGAAGCAGTTCAAGAAGGACATGCTGCTGGGCTTCGGTCGTGGTGAGTTCCGCGTGCTCATCACCAAACTGAAGATAGCTCAGTTCGGACTAAACTATCAGAACTGCCACAACCAGATATATGCCTCGTTGGACTTCTCGTTTGAAGCCACCTACCAGGGCATCCGCCGCTCCTACCGATTCGGACAGACGGAGCAAGTGAACATCTATCTCATCACCACCGACACGATGCAGAACGTGAAGGACGCTTTCGACAAGAAGCAGGCAGCCTTTCGCGAGATGCAAGCCGCCATGACGCTGGCGATGAACCGAAACATCAAGAACCAAATACAACTGCAACGCATGGAAGTAAAGAACGAATACCAGAGCGACTACTGCCACATCAAACTCGGCGACTGTGTGCAACTCATTCAGGAAGTGCCCGACGAGTCAGTCGGCTTCAGCATCTTCTCGCCACCCTTCGCTGAGCTTTACACCTACTCGGACAAGCTCGAAGACATGGGCAACTCGAAAGACTATAACGAGTTTTTCAAGGCGTTCAAGTTCCTCGTGGGCGAACTCTACCGCGTGCTGTGGCCCGGTCGCAACATCGCCGTGCATTGCATGGACTTGCCCATTCAGAAGGGCAAAGAGGGATTCATCGGTCTGCGCGACTTCTCCGGCATGATACTACAAGCCTTCGAGGAGGTTGGATTCATCTATCACAGCCGCGTCACCATCTGGAAGAACCCCGTCACCGAGATGCAGCGCACCAAGGCTCTCGGACTCCTACACAAGCAGGTGAAGAAAGACGCTGCCATGAGTCGCGTCGGCATCCCCGACTATCTCATGGTGTTCCGCAAGGAGGGCGAACACGACCACCCCGTGCATTGCGACATCAGCGTTGATACCTGGCAGAAGTGGGCATCGCCCGTATGGATGGACATCGACTACGGCAACACGCTGAACGCTGCCGCCGGTCGTGACTCCAACGACGAGAAGCACATCTGCCCCCTGCAACTCGACACCATCGAGCGAGCCATCCGATTGTGGACCAACGAGGGCGACACCGTTCTGACCCCGTTCCTCGGCATCGGTTCGGAAGTATATACTGCCATCAAGACGGGACGCTACGGCATCGGCTTCGAGCTGAAAGAATCCTACTTCAAAGAAGCCATCAAGAACTGCCGCAACATCGAAGTGGAAAGTCATCAGCCCACGCTGTTCGGGTAGTCCCTACCCAGAGGGCGGCGGCATGATACCCCGTCGCCCTCAATTTTTCCAAGTTAAACCCATAAAATCGGATAAGAAATGGCAAAAGTACAAGGCGGCAACAGAAAAGGTGCTGCGGAGGTTTGAACCAAATTTATTTGCGGAATGATAGACTTTGAAAAGACAATCGGTAATCTGATAGAAATTGGTTACCGACCACGGGCGGAACGTATACAGATAAACGTTCCCGATGCCCGGGAGGTGTTAAAACGGGGTATCGTCTACTTTCTTGGTAGGCGTGCCCGTTGGCTGGACGCTTACGATGAGGTTGCGGACTGGCTGACAGATAACGAGGGCAAGGGGCTACTGTGCCGAGGTACGTGCGGACTGGGTAAGACGGTAATCTGTGCACAACTGATGCCGTTGATACTTAACCACTATTGCAGAAAGATTGTGCCAGTGTATGAGGCGGCAGAACTTGGAAAACGTGCGGACGAAGTGTTATCCCGACACATGATGGTTATCGATGATGTTGGCATGGAATCCCCGTCTGTGGAATATGGCAACCGCAGGGATATATTTTCCGAGTTGGTGTACAAGGCCGAGAACGATGGAAAGTTATTAATTATTACAACCAATCTTCCGTACACTGGCGGCACGGTGAACATGGCAACCCGTTACGGAGTGCGAACGGTGTCACGCCTGCGAGGAATGGTTAAAACAGTTACTTTTAGAGGGGAGGACATGAGAGGATGAAAGAGGCAAACATTAAACGACTGGAACGTGCGGCAGATATGCTCAACAAGGCATCAGACTTGGTGGACACCGTCATCGACAAGGAGGATATGATGGCATCAGATATTTATTATCTGCGAAAGTGTGTAAGCCAGTACGCATACGATGCAAGTACGTTACGGAGAATAGTAAAAGTGGCACGGGAGGACAAGGAATGACGTATATCGGTATCGACCCCGACATCGATAAAAGCGGTGTTGCGTGGCTTGACAGTGAAACAAGGGAGTTACGGATGATCACATTCGGGTTTGCTGACTTGATGGACTTATTCGATATTATGAGTAAGAGCGACACACCGCCCACGGTGGTAGTCGAGGCATCATGGCTAGTACCTCACAACTGGCATTATACTCCGTACGACACACGACGGAAATGTGCCAGTCTTGGGCGTGCCGTAGGCAGGAATCATCAGACTGGAATCTTAATCGCACAGATGGCGGAACACTACGGGCTGCGTGTAACCCTGCGTAAGCCGTTAAAGAAGTGCTGGCAGGGTAAGGACAGAAAGATAACACAGGCGGAACTGGAGGCAATCACGGGAACGGCAGGGCGCACGAATCAAGAAATGAGGGATGCGGCATTGCTGGCATGGGTTGAGGCCGGTCTGCCTATTAGAGTAAAACCAAAAAACGAATAGTTATGGAACAGTACATATCAAAAGCCGCTTTAGTGGCGGAGATAGAGAGAAGAAAACATAAACTTCTTGACAATATAATGTTTGAACGTGATAAGGAGTGGGTTGTGAGGACAGCACATCAACTAAATAGAATTATTTGGTTCCTCGACACCCTTGAAATTCCTTGTTGGAGTCTTGCAGCATTGCTTGATGCCTTGCCAAGTAACCTACAACTTGCGCTCGCCATCAATGACTACCAAGGTGGCATTAAAGAAAAGTATGCTATAGGTTCTGTAGAGCATGACAAGTATGATTGTTTTGCAGACAATTCTGTTGATGCTTGCTATGAAATGATTATTACGTTACACGAACAAAAACTTTTGTAATTATGGATGAATATGATAGAGGTTATTACGATGCTCTTAAATGGGTATATGAGCATACTGGAGGAGATAACTATAAATTATCAGTGAAAGCTAAGATGCAAGACCTTGTTAGGATAATAAATTTAGACTGATTATGAAAGAACCATCAATAAAACAAAAAGCAAAAGCCTATGACGAGGCTTTGAAAAGAGCAAGGAAAGAACTACAAGCATGTGGCTCCACTGTTTGTGATGCAGCAAGACAAATATTCAGATTCTTCCCCGAACTCAAAGAGAGTGAGGATGTAGATAGGAAGATAAGGGAAGAAATTATAGCCACTATTCATTTGTATTATGGTGAACCGCTTGAAGATGAAGCAAAAGAAATGATTGCTTGGCTTGAAAAGCAAGAAGGTTGTGAGTACATCAAAAAAGACTGGCTTGAACATATTAAACAAAGTTGGTATAAGGAAGGCTTTATAGACGGTAAATATAGTGGTGGAACATCTAAAGAGTGGACTATAAATGATGCTGCTACTTTAAAGGAATTAATTGATTTCCTTGAAAACGGAACAGCAAAATTACAACACGACCTCACTCGATATGCAAACTGGCTTGAAATTAAGCTCGAATCCCTCAGACCTCAAAACACTTGGAAGCCTAGTGATGACCAAATGAAAGCACTTGCTTGGGCTTTAAGTCTTGCAAAGAATTGTGGAGAAGAATGCGCATTTGACCTTAGAACATTACAAGAACAATTAAAGAACCTTTGATTATGGAGAACTGGCTTAAACATTTCATTGTGAGTATTGGCAAAACTATCTTATGTGTAGTCATTGTATTGCTTGTCTGTGCTCTGACTGCCAAGGCATTTGGCATGGATAGTACAGTTTCCTATATTGCTTATACAATGGCAATTTTCTCGATTTATTTACATTTTTCAGATAAAGAAGAATAACTATGGAATTCGAGAAGAAAGAGTTGAAAAAGATTGCTCCATCAAACAAAGAATATGATGGAAGCCGAGTGAAGAACAGATAGAATGTTTGTACGACGCTGTCAAACATTACCAGACAAACGGTTATCCAGCGTCAAAATTAAATGAACTTTACGAACAAATGTCAAAAATATATAAGTTATGAAAGTATTTTGTTGTAAAAACCAATGGTCATACGGCGGTGGACTTATACTAGTTGCCGCCAATACCAAAGAAGAAGCCTATCTTACAGCGGCATACGATGATAAAACATCATACCTGTTTGATTGGGCTGACGATGAAGGTATTTGGTGTGAACCCGATGGAGATATTAACCATTGCACATCAGACACATATCCTCTAGAAAAATGGCATGAAGTAGAACACCTTTCCACTGATTTGTCTGAACCTCAGATTATTGTTGAAGACCATTATGCAGAATAAATTTATGGAACAGTATATTAAAAAATCCGCTTTAGTGGCGGAGATAAAGAGAAGAATGAAAGTCCACATGGAATCTAATCATGGATTTTCAGCAAGGTATGATGAATTGAAGGATATTCTTTCTTTCCTTGACACCCTTGAAGTAAAAGAGGTGGACTGTGAGAGGGAAATAGGAATCTACACTACAAAAGAACTCTTAAAGAAAAGGAATCATTCGACTGGTGTGTTCCACCTTACACAGACTGATATTAACTCGATTGCCAAGCATTTCTTTGAACTTGGTCTAAAAGCGAAAGGAGAGTAAAGTTATGACACAAGAACAGAAAGCAAGAAGATATGAAACATTATATTTCTTTACACATTACTGTGTCGAAAATCTTTAATGATTGGACATTCATGTTGACACCAGCGTTCTTTATTAAACGCTCAGATAAATTCTGTGATGAATCCGCATATTATATCGTGATGCAATGGCTGGTGTTTCAAGTTCAGATAGTATTCACTAAAAAGAAATAAAAATGGCAGGAAACAAAGATAACGAAAAAAGAAATGCGATTGTGGAGGTGAACAAGCACATCTGCAACGGCATCAACCAGTGGGCTGACATCATGCTTACGGCTGATGCCGACCAGTGGGCATACGACTTGAGGTATTCCCAGCGTGACCTAATGAACGCCACGCTCATATACCAGCATGTGGCATCGAACATCGGCATCCATGCAGGGCGTATTAATGAGAAGAAAGCCGTGGAGTTTGGGCTGCGGCTCCGCCAGTTGGTTATCGATATGACTGGTTACGACCCACACGAATTTTGGAAAGACCCATCTAATTTTGAGAGAGGCGTGCAACATAATTGAAATTAGAATCTATTACAATTGGCTGATAGTTGTTTGTGTAGTGTAGTATGTGCGAGCCGATTGCGTCGTGATACGTGGTCGGCTCTTTTTTGGAAAAAAATAAACGAAAAAATATTGCAGATATAAAGAAATTCCGTATCTTTGTACCGAAAACGTTTAAAATCAATCTATTGGAGATTATGGATGGCAAAGAAACGAACGGCAACGGAGGTACACCACTGCGGAGAATGTCAGTACGCAGTGCCAGTCCTGCGTTTCCATACTCTATATATCAAGGGCGAGCCAACGATGGCGGAATGTCCTTACGTAAATGACCGTTGCGTGTTACTGTCAGAGATGGCGTGCGATAGGTTCACGCAGACGGGCGAAAAGGTACACGCCTTATAAAGTACCCACAAGCGGAAAGAAAACGCAGCAGGCGCAAAATCCGAGGAAAATAACGAAATGAGGTAAACGATATGCCAAAAGACAATATCACAGAGATAAGCAAGGGGACACGCTTTAAAAGCGGTGCCCAAGCGGTTGAGAACGGGCGCAAGGGCGGTATCATATCGCAGCAGGTGCAGCGAGAGAAACGCACCCTGCGACAAATGGTAGAGATATTCGGCACGATGGGCGTGTCGGACGAAGCCCGTGAGAAGATGGAGCAGATGGGCGTGCCCGAAGAATTGCAAAACCGTTTCATGCAGGGTGTCGTGGCGTTGTTCAATAAGGCTAACAAGGGTGACGTGTATGCCTTTAATGCTATCCGTGACATCATAGGCGAAAAGCCAGTGGACGAAACGAAACTGACTGGAGCACTCGACACCAGTATTCAGATAGGATTCGTGGAAACGGGCATCGAGCCAGTGAGTAGCGAAAGCGAGGTAGATGCAGGCTAAACGCATTTGCGTGCGTTTTAAGCCGCTTAAACGGTTAAAGCAATAAAGTACACACAAAAGAAAATATAACGCAACAGACGGGAAATTCGGATAAAATAACTATGATGGCATACAAAGTGATTGCCCCACTGTTTCGGGCGAATATAGATGAAGGTTACCGCACATACGTGAACCAAGGCGGCACGTCAAGCGGTAAGACATATACCATCATGCAGGTGTTATTCTTCCATGCGATGTCCGAGAATGGCGTAATCATTACAGTGTGCGGCCAAGACCTGCCGAACTTGAAAGTCGGTGCGCTGCGTGATGCAAAGACCATTATCAACGGCAATAGCTGGCTGCGGCAGTGCTTTGTAGTGAACGAGAGCGGATCGTTTATCAAATGCTTTAACGGCTCGGTCATCGAGTTTAAGAGTTACGAGAACGAGCAGGATGCCAAGAGCGGAAAACGTGATTACCTATTCGTGAACGAGGCGAACGGCATAACGTATCAGATATACTGGCAACTGGCTATCCGTACCCGTAAAAAGGTGTACATCGATTACAACCCGTCTGCAAGGTTTTGGGCGCATGATGAAGTGATAGGGCGTGACGGTGTTAAACTGATTATCAGCGACCATCGGGGCAATCCGTTTCTGTCTAAGGAGGAACACGACCGTATCGAGGGCATCAGCGACCCCGAGCTGTGGAAAGTGTACGCCCGTGGACTGACGGGGAAGATTACCGGCTTAGTGCTGACGAACTGGGACATCGTGGATGTGATGCCGAAAGCCAGTGAGCGGAAGATGACTATTTATGGTCTTGATTTTGGTTTTAGTTCAGACCCAACGGCACTCGAGGAGTTGGCACTGGCACACGGTGACCTTTACATCGATGAGAGGATATACACCACGGGGATGACTAACCCCGACATTGCGGAAGAGTGCAAGGCGCAGGGATTGGGGCGTCACGACCTGATAGTGGCGGACAGCGCAGAGCCCAAGAGTATCCAAGAGTTGCGCAACCTCGGTCTTTGGGTGGTAGGTGCGGGCAAGGGGAAAGACAGTGTCGTGGTGGGTTTGGATATACTGCGAAGATACCGCCTGCATGTGACAAGGCGCAGCAGGGGGATAATTGACAACCTAAAGGCGTACCAGTGGCGGAAAGACCGTGACGGAAAGAGTACGAACACTCCCGAGGACGGCAACGACCACGGCATAGACGCCATCCGCTACGCTGCACTGGCGAAGCTGGGAGCAAGGCGCACGGGGACGAGCAAGGCAACAGTGATAAGGAACTGACATTATGGATATAGACACGACTTTCGATTACTGGCTACGTGTGGCGATACACACCGATTTTCAGATGGGCAAGTACTCACGCCCGTACAGTGTGGGCAAGGTAAAAACGCCCGAGACGTTGGATGGTATCACCATCGGGCAACTGATAGAACTGTCAACGCTAAAGGATGCGAACGACAGTTTTTACCGTGTTTGTGAAATCCTGCTGAAGATGGAGCGCAAGGATGTGGCACGGGCAAGGGCGGTCGATGTGGTGATGTTCTGCGGCTGGGTAACGGGAGAGGTTGAGCGGATAAACAAGATATTCGACAATGCCAGTGCAAAGCCTACGGACACGGAGAAAAGGGCAGGCATCGAGCGTCTGCGGTTCGGACTGTTCGGGATGCTTGACTGGTATGCCCTGCGGATGGGTTATCAAGACCAAGAGGACGTGAAGGATGTACCGTGGATGCGTGTATATAAGTGCATGGACATGGACGTTAAGAGAATACAATACCAAAAGAGATTGCAGGAGGTTATCAACGATGAGTATCGAAGAAAAAGTAAGAGCGGTATGCGCTAACGCTTTGCCCGAGTTCACGTATATCTTTGCCGACTGGTTTGATGCCAGTCGTATCGTGAGCAAATCCCCGTTGCCTGCGGTGGTGAATATCCTGCCAGTGAGCGGCACGATGGAGGTGAGGAACGGCAGGCGGTATGATGTGGAGAACGGTGCAGTGGCCTTTGTGGATAAAGTGCCAAAGGATGCCACGGGCGAGGATAACGCAAAGGTGTACAACCGCATGAAAGATGCGGCATTTGTGTTTCTGCGTGCGCTGAACAATAGCGGTTATTGCGAGCCAGTCAGCGAGGCGGTGGGATTCAGTGTTATCTATGAGCAACTGACGAGCATCGTGACTGGTGTTATGCTTGACATACAGTTAAGGGAGTTGCCGCAATGTTAGACCCAGCACAAGCAAAGACAATCATTGCCGAGGAACTGGAGCGGCTGCGTGAGCGTATCATTGCGAATATGAGGGCGCAGAATGCCGTGGCGAGTGGCAGAACTATCAAGTCGTTACGGGTGGTGATGACCGCAGACGGTGGCGCACTGGTGTCCGACCAGCAGATGCCGTTCGGAGTGTTGGAAACTGGTCGCAGGGGCGGGCGGATACCTTACGGCTTTTCTGCTATCATCTACCAGTGGATGCAAGACAAGGGAGTTCATGCGACAGTCATCCCGTACAAGACGAACAGACCACATAAATACACGGAGCAGGAAAGGAGTGACCGCAGCATGGCATCTGCTATTGCGCACACCATCGCACGCAGTGGCTCACGGTTGTATCGGACGGGAGGGCGTGACACTATTTACTCTAACGTCATACCCGAAACCGTGGAGAGAATCGAAAACCGTATTACTGGCATAATGTCGGCATACGTGGATGAGATGATACCGATTAATAACACAGAGATAGGAGGGAAGTAAATGCGGCAGAACACAACGAGCGGAGTAACGCTAAAATACCCCGATGCCGTGGGGTTCGCCTTTAACCCGTGCTTGCTGGTTGCCAGTAACACACAACGGATGGACATTACGGTGAGTGATGGCACGGACACGCTGGCGGTGACATACTACGGGTTCAATGGTGAGGCGTATGCGGACATACGTGCCTATGTGCAGGCGTTATTCAAGGAAAAGGAGTTCGGTAATATATCCTACTCCACAACTGCGCAAAAGGTTGCAACGGGTAAGAACATATATATCAGCGTCACGGCTACGACCGTAGGAGGCACGACTGTGGCGTTTCCATCGATTACGGTGTTCTATGTATGGGGGGCACTGAAAATCGGGGCGCAGGAGCGTTTTAACGGTTACCGACGTTTGACACACTTTGCGAACTACCCGTGGACGTTTGGCGTGTACGTGACTGGTGCTACGAGCATCAAGTTCGGGAATAACGGGCGGTCTGTCACTGGCGAGGGCGTTTGGAATGTAGCACCAAACATCGCAGCAGGGGCGCAGACAGTCATCGTGTATGACAGTAACGGCACGGTGTCGAATATCACGTTTGACACAACGTTTGATTTCACGTTCCATCTGACCGCAGGCACAAGGAATCAAGCCATTGCCACGATAACGGTAGATAGGGAGGCGAACGAAGGATATTATATGCGGTGGCTGAATAGGCAGGGGATGTGGTGTTACTGGCTTTTCAAGGAGGGCGCAGGAAAATATCAGAGTGCAGTCGATGGAGAGTTTTGGCGTAATAATATCATAGCATACGACCAGTCATACGGCTATCAAGGCGGTGCGGTACGTTACCAGTCACACAATAGGCAGGAGGTTATTCCCGTGTGCGTGCCGTTGGTTGACCGTGACACATGGATGTATCTACTCGATATTATCAGTTCTCCACTGGTTGACCTTTATACTGGAACGAGTAACGGTGTGCCGCAGTGGGTGTCCGTGAATGTGCAGGCAGGAACGACGACCCGGGATATGAAAGCCGAGTTATCTGATTTTATGTGTAATATACAGTTGCCCGAAGTACCAACGCAGCATCTATGACGCAGGAGTTATATATTAACGGGGTGCTTGCCGATATGGATGACACCTCGAACGTGTGGCTTGACGTCAAAACGAATCTGCTGAATGACATCACGAAGATTCAGTCGAGTATCACGCTAACGATTAAGCTACCGACGACGGCTAATAATTGTCGTATCATCGGACTTGCGCAGGCGGTGACATACCGCACTGGAGAAGATATGCAATGGAGAATCCACACGGCAGAGTACAGACGTAACGGAGTAACACTGATACACAACGGGCGGCTTACTGTGGTGCGTGTGTCTGATGGGTCGATAGAGTGCAATATCGTGTGGGGGTTATATGATGCCGTGTCAAGGCTGACAAAGACGGATGCAACGCTAAACACGTTGACCGACGAGATAAATACCGTCTTATGGACCGGTACTAATGCCGTGGAGAGTTATGCGGACATAGCGGATAAAAACTGGTTCTTTGCCGACCTTGATATGTGGTACGTCACTGCGGAAGATTACCCGTGGACACGTTCAGACAGTCTGTATGATAGCGAACGGACATATAACGGTGGTCTGAGGTACGCAAACATCCATCCGTCTGTCCGTGTGCCTTACGTGTTGGGGTTGATAGCAGCTAAATGTAACGTAACGATGAACTGGTCGCAGGGTGCGCAGGCGGTTATCAATTCGTTGTGTCTGCCACTGGTGGATAACAAGGCAAACGACAGTACATACCAAGACACGACCATTGTATCTTTTGCCAGTAAGCCGCAGACGGAGCGCACGCTTGGACTGTTTACCCCGAATTTTATCAACGTCGACCCGTTGCTATTCACGCAGGAGAATGGCACGCTCATAGCAGCCGCAGACATGGACATCCATGCCACGATGCAGACGTTGGTGCAGTATGACATGACGGGATGGACGGTTGACAGTCAAGGGTACTGGAACATGAGAGGCGTATATACGGCTTTCGGTGTTGAGCATGGCGAGGATGATTATGACAGTTATTATTGCGGCATCCGATTCACTGCAAGGGAAACGAAGATAAAAGCGTCTGATTACCCATCGAAGATTGTGGATGCCACGCTTACTGGCGAGGGCGTTTTCCATGTCACTAAGGGTGAGAAACTGAAGTTCGGCAGGTTTTACCAACAATCTAGTTTCTACGGTGGCACACCGCAATGGGTGGCAGAGCCAGCCGCAGACAATCCGCCAACGGCTTTCCTTAGTGGCTCATACGTGAGGATGCGACCGTCTGCCGTGGGCAGTGATGTGCCGATGAACGGGTACTATCCCATCGAGAGCAATCTGCCAAATATCAAGGTCATTGACTTCGTGAAGTTTCTTTGCGCCTATACTGGCTCATACCCTTTGCAGATAGCCAGTGATGGCACGGTAACGTTTGCGCAAGTGTCGGACGTGTTCGGGAATATTGCCAATGCCGTTGACTGGTCGGATAGGCTGATAGCCACGACAGACGAGAACGAGCCGAAAGAACTGGCTTTCCATGTCACCGACTGGGCGCAAAGGAACAGATACCAATGGGCGGAAGATGATAGGAACGAATACCCTGCGGAGCATTACGGGTTCGATTTGCTCTTGGATGATGACACACTGGAGGCAGAAAGAACGGTACTGACGTTCCCATTCGCAGCCAGTGAGGGAAATAATGTGCCAGTATATACACGGACGGATTCGGGCAACGTGGAATCATCTGCGTGCAAGCCCCGTGTGTTTATGGTCTATAATAAGAGCGGCAAGGCAGGGGCAGAATTTGAAAGTGGATGGTCGGAAAGACTGGCGGGAACCATGTCACCGTTACGGGCATCACTGGAGAAAGCAAAGGTTATCACGGAGCGCATAGCATTGACGGACATTGAGGTGATGCAGTTCGATGAGCGTAAACCCGTATATCTCGCCCAGTATGGTGCATTCTTTGCCGTACTGGAGATTAAGCAGAGCAACGACATGGCGGCAGATGTTACCATGTTACGTATAATTCAAACGGAGGAATAGGGATGCCAACAACGGAGCAACAGAAAATCTTGGATATTAAAGTACGTTACGAGGATGCCATCAACGGCATCG